GGAGTTTTAGTGCGAGATGGATCTTAACTACGTGTAGGTCTGTGGCCCTACAATTAGTTAATGAGAAATTGAAAAACAGACGTAATTTTGTCCGCGAAAAAGGACGATCCACGGTTGGTGGACCCTATACGCATGTTGGATGCGGGTAGAAAATTCAGAACGAAGGTATACTTAATTTAAGATTAAGTAATCCTTGTCCAGTATAGTAAGAAGATGATCCTATCTTCAAATCTATATAGTGGGAGATGGATGGAATACGCGTAAATTAACGCGGGTAGAAAAATCAGAACGACCGTGTCGTAACTAAGGTGATTCTGTGTGAATTATTCACCTTGAGTATATGAATCGGTGTCCAGCAGAAGCAGCAGATAAGACTTCTGTAGTGGGATCGAAATCAAGCTGTATGTCAGCCGCAAGAATTTTAATGCACTAATCAATAATTGGATATTTATGGGAACAGTGCAATGGTTTAATTCTCGAGATTTCTTACAACACCTCTAGATTAATTTCTAAGTATAAGTTGGCTATCGCGTTCGGGAAAACTACAGACCACTGTATCACATATCTAAGCTACGCAAATTTTAGTAAGTCGTAGAGAAGAGGATGGGTTTTTGTGTTTTAAGGACTGTGAGTGCCTTTGATTCGGCGCTGTATGGTTTATAAAAGAAGTTTGGAGAACTTCGCCGTCAGCTGAATCAGAGAATAAGGCTAGTGTCATAGCCTGGGGTCGACCCGGTTGGACAAAGATAGGTTGCTGTCATGTTGCAAAATGTGCCAGCTCAACGATGATGACCTAGATACTGCGATCCGCGCACCTAAAGTCGATAGGAACAAGCAGTACAAAATGCCGCAAACAATCATCAGCCAAGTGTGTTAATACCCTCACTTGTCAGGAAACACGTATTACTAAAACAAATAATAAAAATATAAATAAAAACATAAACGATAATAACACTTATAGTGTTAATTGTGGTAGAGCTCGTCTCCAAAACGAGTTAGAAGTGGATACTTCGAATAATATGTATGATGTACTAGATGTACACGGAATTGATGTTGGAATAAATTGTTTTGAAAGAGAAAGCTCATTAATAGAGTCATACTCTTTCGGTATACCGGGATATAAGAACATATCTGACTCTTCAAGAAAGAGATCAGATCATGCGAGAATATCTGGTATGCAGGTCGCGAGTTCCTTAGTTAATGGTATTGCAGAATATTACACGAAGGACGATTTGGTATATGTTGTATCATTTCGCAGAATTGTGCCTAAATATAACTGGCCCGTTTTAGCAATAACACCTAGTTTTGCTAATGGCTTATCAGTAATATATAGTGCACCGGGAAACCAGTGCGTCGATAGATGGCATAATGATGTGATTAAAGCAGAAAGTGAAAGAACCAAAGTGATGCAGGAAATGTGTCAGATAATGGAGGAAGAATGGAATGCTACGAGAACAAGGACTAATGACGCTGTGATCAGTGTCTACCCTAGTGATATTATGCTCAAGAGAGAGATAGTTCCCGATGGGTTCCGAAGAGTTCATAGGAAACGATCTAGATCAGACGATGATTCGATTAGATCACAAATACAATACGAATCTGCTGGTGCAGATTTTGTTAAAAATATGCTCTTTAAGAGCAAAGATCGTTCATCGGTCGAGAAAGTCTGCGAAGCCTTCTTTACAATTAAGGAGGTTTTGTTTAAAGACATTGATCCTAACAACGCAATCTCAGAAGGTATGCAGAAACTATGTTACGACATAGAGAGATGCATGCTAGTTGTATACAGAATATTTACTTCTGAAACACCGGCTCAAGTCGCATTTGAATTCTTTTCATTTGCCCATGAAGTGTACGGTCAAAGTATAACTTTTACACTACACCAAATATATTGCTTAATCTTTGATAAGAAAGAAGATAAAGAAATAACACCAGAGTCAAAACAAGAAGATGTAGATAACCATTCTGATTTTATTAAAATGATACGAGATTCAGCAATGAGTTGGGAACGAATAAAACGTAATAAATTGTTTGAGAAAGTTCATTTCTTAATCAGTTGCGCAGTGAGTATGCAGCTATGTGATGCGAGTAATATTTCATGGACTATAGCTGGTGTTAAAGTTTACCAGGCTGAGTCACTATCTCGCAGTTATACTGCTACCGATATAATCTCTTCAATAATTGATTGTGCTCTATTCTTTATCGAGGGTGGAGCTAAATGCTTTGAAAAGGGATCAATAACCCCCCTTTTCTTCCATGGAGGAAGATTAGAAAACTTCGAAGAAGAATTGGTCTTCTTGCAAACTCACATCGAAGATATACAATGTGGAAATTTAATGAAAAAGACAGGAATGTTGGATAATGAATACGCTGAAAAGCTAGACAGTGCCGACAGATCCATAGAGACATTGTACACAATGGCAGAAACTAACGCCGAACGTCAAGTATTAGGTAGATATAGAAAGGAGGTTAAAAACTTACTTTCTACATTCCAAACCATTAAGATGAATTCCGGTCATAGAATAAGACCGTTCACCACTCTTTTATTTGGTGATACTGGTATTGGAAAATCAACTCTAACTACTATTTTGATGCGATTGTTCTTTCAATCCATCGGAATCGAATACAATGAAGATTTCGTTGGAATGGTTGAGGAATGCGACAGTTTCATGTCAGGTTGGAAAACACATTACTTAGGTGCTATTGTTGACGACATTGGAAACACAAAAGAAGCGTTTTTGGATAAAAGTCCACTGGCGCGTTTTCTCCATATGGTTAACATGGTACCTATGAGTGCCCCTCAAGCTGAGGCGCACCTTAAAGGTAAAGTAAGTTTTGAAGCATTGTACATTGGTGTTACAACTAATATCAAAGATATGCGCGCTGGCGCGATGTCACATAAACCCAACTCCATTTTAAGTAGGTTGGAAGTAGTTGTTACCCCAACAGTAATCAAAGAATTCCGCATAGCTGATGGTCACATGCTTGATTTTGCTAAAGCAAATGCATGGAACATTGGTAAAAGCGAAGATGAAAGAATGTTACCCCCATTTTGGACGTTAACTGCTGAAAAAGCCCGTTTCTCTACTAATAGTGATAATTCAGATCACCATACCTGGGAAGTTATTAAAGACTCTACAGGAAAGCCTATGAAGGATGTGCCAATACATGAATTTGTTAAGTGGTACATACCATATTGTAAGAATTATTACGAGAATCAAAAAGAAACGTTAGCGACTAGTAAGTTACTTAACAAAAACATGAAATGGTGTGAGACATGTAATCTCCCCGCTTTGGTGTGTAATTGTGAAAACTTGGGTGATATCTTCTCTGTTAGTACAACTAGCAGTGGAATCGATGAGATACCCGATGATAAAGAGGAAAACGCTGATGAAAAATCAGACGATGAGTCAGATGATTCAGTGGCGAGTTCAATCTTCCAATTTTTTAAACCAGATCTCAGTCGGCTTAGAACCACGAGTTCCAAGAAAATTAGCAGTGGTATTGTTCCAGAGAGCTTATCTTCTATTCTTGGTTATGTCGATTGTAAAGTTGATTTTGTTACTAAGACGGTTTTCACGTCCTTGTTTAATAAAGTCTCGGATTCGGTCACTAATTCTTTTTACCCTTTCTGTGATAGTTCGGCACAAAGTGCTACAATGATCACTTGTGCGGCTCTGAGGTGGGCTTGGAACTCACCCTTCGCTCGAGTGACGACTTGGATTCCAGAAAGCTGGTTATTTGATGGTAATGGGCAGCCTCGCTCGATTATTTTCGAGTGGATTGGCAGTCATGCTCCGAGGTATAACAGGTTTGATAACGTGTTGATCACAACTGGTGGTTTACTTAGCACTGGGCTTAGCTTAGCTGGTGTTTACAAGACCATTAGAAATAAAGATTACAAGAAAGGTGCTTTACTAACAACCCTAGGTTTATTTTCCTGTGGCTTAACGGCTTACAGATGTTACAGTTACCGAAGGAGACTCGCTTCGAGGATTCAGAGGGAAAGGGGTATGTTGAGTACAACTGTTCAGATGATACGTGATAATTATGTGTCCAAGATTCTAGAAAAACTAGGTTGGGTCTTTGGTGCTTATGTGGCCTTAAAAACCGCAAAAACCATAGCCAGCCTTTATTTTAAGGATGTCGAAGAAGAGTCACTATTAGCTCCAAAAACTATTGAGGAAGTTGGGATTAGAGAATCCATGCCTAATCAATGGCTAAGAGCTCAAACCGTGAGAATACCCGGTGGTGATATACCTACTGCGACTCCAGAACAATTACTGGAAGCTTTGAAGAAGAACGTAGTTCACGTAACATATGAGTGTTCGAATGGTTTTACAACTAGAACTGGTGCAACAACTGGTCTTTTTATAAGTTCTAACTACTTGCTGATGACCAATCATACTTTCATCACGAATATTGACGAAACGTTTAAGGATATCTACTTGGAAATTAAAATTTCTAATGTTGATAATCCGTCTAGCATAAAGAGATGCATGGTATCAATTGTCGGTTCACGGCAAATTGGGGACAATGACTTAAGGTTATTCTACGTTCACAATAGTGGAGATAAAAGAGATATAACGAAGTGGTTCCCAGTTCAAGCTCCATCAAAATGTGTGGTTACTTTACTGCACAGGGATGCTACTGGAAATTTCATCAACCAAGTTGGTGAAAAATCGCAAGAACCAAAATACCATTCTTATTATGATGGTAGGCAATTCTTTGGAAATGAAATCATTGGTAATGGAAATCTACAAACCGAACAAGGTATGTGTGGAAGCCCATGGATCTCATCAACAAGCTCACCCTGCATTGCAGGTTTGCATTGCGGAAGCAGAAAGATAGGTTACACCTCTACAGCTTACTGTGTACTATTACTAAGAGATGAACTAATTAAATACAGGAAAGAATTGGAGTCTTTACCATTCAACTTACGTCACTTTGGGCCGGGTATACAACCCGACTCACTTTACGGTAAAGAGATAATATCATCCACTGAAATTAACCCAAAATCTTTTCTAAATTGGATAGAAACTCCAGTATCATACGATGTGTTGGGCAGTTCTAATTACTGTGTAACACTGAATTCATCAGTAGAGAAAACCCCAATTTCAGATAAAGTTGTAGAACTTTTTGGGTTCGAGAACAACTATGGTCCCCCATTGATTAAACCCTCTTGGAAACCTTATTACATAACTATGGCCAATTTCGCCACACCTTGTTATGGTTTCCCGGGTCATCTAGTTGAGAAATCGTCATTAGACTTATTTTCACAGCTGAAACCGTTATACGAGACTGATATTGCTGCTAAGCGGTGCAAACCACTTACTTTAATTGAATCAGTTTCTGGGAAAGACGGTTTCAAAATCATGGAGAGAATCAATGTTAATACCTCACCCGGTTTACCCTTTTCAGGCAGTAAAGCTAAGTTCTTAGAGGAAGCTCCTCCAACTGAAGGTATTTCCAAACCGTTACAACCGACTGCTGAGATAACTGCTGAATGTTCACGAATTGTAGAATGTTACAGGAAGGGAATTAAGTACCACCCTGTTTTCAAAGCATGTATCAAGGATGAAGCGAAAGTACAACCGGCCAAAAAGGCTAGAATGTTCTTTGCATGTCCAATGGCTTTCACTCTAGTGTTGCGAATGTATTTTTTACCCGTTTTTCACATAATGAGTTTAAACCCTCTAACTAGTGAATCAGCAATAGGTATAAATTGCGCAAGTCCCGAATGGGAAGAGCTCATGAATCATGTTGAACAACATGGCACAGACAGAATAGTAGGTGGTGATTACAAATCATACGACCAGAAACTCTCGTCTCAGATGACTCGTGCTGTCTATTCCATACTAATACGTTGCAGAAGCATCAGGCAATTACAGTGAAGATGATATAACCATAATGCACGGACTAGCCAATGATGTAACATCGCCAGTGGTCAGTGTAAACGGTACAGTTATACAGTTACTTGATTCAGTTTGTTCTGGAATGCCATTTACTGGCCAGATTGACGGACTAATTGGTAGTCTTATGTGTAGAATATCTTATTTTGCTCAGGATAATCCAGCCCCTTTCAATCGGTATGTCGCTTCAACTACATTTGGGGATGATAACAAATCATCTGTTTCTAAGGAAGTTAAATGGAGTTTTCGAGCACACAAAACATTCTTGAGTTTGTACGGTATCACATATACGGATCCTTCGAAATCGGATATGGTTGTAGACTATTTATCAGTCGATGCCTCTGATTTCTTGAAACGTAATAGTGTGTTCATACCTGAAATTGGTATAAAAGTAGGTGCTTTAACCGAAGAATCAATCGTCAGACCGTTCCTGTGTTGGCTCAAAAGGCCGCCAGATGAGAAAAGTCATTACGCTTCACTTATTGATGGAGCCTTATTTGAGTTTTTCTTACATGGAAGATCAAAATACGAAGAAGCTAGAACGAAACTTACAGAGTTAGCAAAATCTGTAGGAACTGCAACAAATAAGCTGAATTTAACTTTTGATGATAGAGTGGCGTCTTGGGAAAAAGACTACCTCGATTACATGAACGATCATAATGATCACGACCCGTCTGTCGAGACGTAAAATACGTAAATTTTGTTCCAGTTGAGTATTGGACTACCCATGCGTTGATGTGGCTTGCTCTTCTGAAGAAATTTTGTTTTATATGCTGTATCCAAGTGTCAACGAATGTAAAATAATGCTCTGTACAATTTTGGGTTGAATGTATAGAAAAGACAGACCTGCGAATAATAATGTAAATAATAAATGTATTTTAAAATGTACAAATAATAATTATAGTGGTCGAGCGCATACCCTTAATGCGTTAGAGATGGATGTCTCGAACCCGTCATCAACTCTTGGGAGGATTATACCCGAGAGTGATCCGATGACACCAATAACAAGTTCTGGTGGCAAAGTGGAAACAATACACTTCCATGATGAAGCTGAAAACTACGGTGAAAAAGTAGATTCTCAGCCAGATAACACTTTCCAGGCTACAGAAAATAATGATGTTACACTACAACAGTTTTTCAGTAGACCCATTGTGGTATCCACCATAGTTTGGGGGGTTGGAACTAACTTAGCTGATGGTTTTAACCCCTGGACATTGTATTTTAGTAATCCAAGAGTCATTAATAGGATTAGCAATTATGCTAACTTAAGATGTAAATTACACCTTAAAGCCATAGTGAATGGAACTCCATTCCACTATGGTCGTGTTCTAGTTTCTTATCATCCTTTATTTAACTTAAGTACTATGTCCCCGAAAAGTAGGGCGCTTTTTCCTCTTGATGCGATAGGCGAATCACAACGTCCTCATTTCTTTATTGACCCTGCACAAAGTGAAGGAGGTTCTTTAGAACTCCCGTTTTTCTGGATGAAGAACGCACTGAGTGTGGTAAATGCCGAGTGGGCTGAGATGGGTCAAGTTTATTACAGATCCTTAAATTCTTTGCTACATGCGAATGGTGGCACTGAAGGTGTAACGATCAGGTTCTTTGTTTGGGCCACGGATGTTCATTTGTCCGTTCCAACTACTGCGGAACCATCAAGTATCGTTCCTCAATCTGATGAATATGCTGACGCTCCAGTCTCTAATACTGCTAATGCTGTTAAGAACGCTGCCACTGCTCTGACTCATGTCCCCTTAATTGGACCCTACGCGAGAGCTACAGCTTCGTCAGCTGCAGGAGTTGCTGAGATTGCAAAACTATTCGGTATGTCTAAACCTACTAATGTTGAAAACTTACAACGAGTTGATCTACAAAACGGAAGTTTATCACAGACTATCGGATCTGATAATAGCAGAAAACTAACATTAGATCCTAAACAAGAAGTTACGATAGACCCTAGAACAGTAGGGCTGAGTGGAGTTGATGAAATGGCTTTCCGTTCTATAACAAAACGTGAGAGTTATTTAACTACTTTTAACTGGCCTGGATCTGCAGGAGCTGATACGCTGTTGTGGAACTCAGCTGTTACTCCAGTTTTAGCTGGTGTATCCCCGAGTACTGGAGAAATCCATATGACTCCTATGTGCTGGGTATCACAACCTTTCAGATACTGGAGAGGTACGATTAATTTTAGATTTCAAGTTGTTTGTAGTCAGATGCATAAAGGTAGAATTAGATTCAAATATGAACCGACTTCGGATGTCTTTATTAATGGCAGCGAATTTAATGTTGCTTACAGTCGAATTATCGATATCGGTTCAGAAAAGGATTTTACTATCTCTGTAGGTTGGGGTCAAACCAGATCTTACTTACAAATCAATCCAATTGATTCGAGCACAGTACACTACGGTAACACACCTCTAACTTTTAGTGGAGGTATAAACGGAGTGTTACAAGCTTATGTATTGTCATCTCTAGCTACTCCAAGTACGTCTGGAGAAACTATCTACATTAATGTGTTCGTTTCTGCTGGTGATGATTTCGAGGTAATGGACCCCACGGATTCCAATATTTCAACACTAAGTTATTTTCCCCCTGGTATCACTCCAGAGAGTTCAGAAAATTTATCTGAGCAGACTGGTAGTGTAACAATCGGATTAAAAGAAAATAACATAGATTCCACACCACAAGTGTACCACGGTGACCCTGTCACCTCATGGCGACAATGTATCAAAAGATACTGTCTCCATAAAGCCCAAGTGTTGGGTGGTGGATCTGTTGATACAGGAACAAGTAGAAGGATTTCAATAGGTGTTGGTAGTATTTTACCCAATTACCGAGGTTATGATCCATCAGGAACTATTGCTTCTTCATTAGGATCTGTAAACTATTCCTTCATGACCATTCTAAACTATGTCGTTCCGAGTTACCTCGGATGGCGTGGTTCTATCCGTTGGAAGTTCGCATCATCTCTCTATTCACAAATAGGTGCAGTCGTGTTAGTTACTAGACAGTCTGAGAGTCAGTCCACTGGACAGACTAAGATTGATCTTGTGCGAGACGATTTTGAACGTATTATGTGTAATAATTACCGAGGCAGTTGGTCTGGAGGTTCCATAATCCAAACTGCTTACAATCCAGTCGTAGAGGCTGAATTTCCTTACTACAATGATGAGCGTTTTATTCCTGCCAGAGCCAGTGGTGTTAACACTGGTGCTCTTGGAGGATGTTATCGCTTAATTTCATATGGTGGAACAGGCGCAGGCCTGGAGCTTATGAACTTTGTTAGCGCAGGGGAAGATTTTTCAACTTATTTCTTCCTCAATGTCCCTATCATGTGGCGAATAATTTCGCTACCTGAATAGTTAAGTTGACGTTTTACGAAAATCCTAAATAGTTACCTTTAGGTCAATTCGCGATAAGAATTGTCAGGCGCTCACCCGAGCTAGTTATCCATACTAAAAGGTTTTAAGGAGCGTCTGCTCCGGAATTTTCCTTTCCGTATGCGTAACAAGTTATGAAGGGTGACCACTTAGGTCACATTCCCC